TAGTAGAAAATATAATTGGCTTGATTGCTCTACTAGGTGGATCAGGATTAGCTGGTTTAATTGCTTTAGGTGTCGTATTACACTTGCTACAAGATGGCTGGTGCAGTTGCGGTCCTAAGAAATGATTATGAAAAATATTAAGTGGATATGTTTTGCAGTAGCTTTAATAGTGCTTGCAATAGTAGTTGTATCCCTAACTGGCTCTAAGGAAGTAGCTGCTGCCGATATTAATACGGTAAGCAACACAGTTAGAATTTATCAATAATGAAAATCAAGAAGAGAAGCCTGTACATATTTGTAGCCGCCATACTTATTACATGGTGTTACTTTGCAGTACAGGCTTTTTCTGAAACAATAGTGACAGACAGCACTACAGACTCTACGGTGGACTCTAAGATAGACTCAACTACTACAGTTAAGTCTCCCCCACCTTCCGCAATATCACCGTCCATAAACTTCTCGAATAGCGACCTATGCACAGTTGGTGTTTCAGGTGCAGTACAGACACAAATACTAGGTTTCTCTGCAGGCACTACAATTAGAGACATGAACTGTGAGAAGCTAAAGAACGCCAAGGTACTCTACGATATGGGCATGAAGGTGGCAGCAGTATCTGTAATGTGTGGTGACGAGAGAATATTTACGGCTATGATGAACGCAGGTACACCCTGCCCGTTTGACGGCTTAGTTGGACTACCCGCAAAAGAAGCGTGGAACAATAACGAACACCTAATACCTGGACACGTACCAGGTAAGAAGGAGAGCTGGGATGCAGATGACAAGAATACCGCAAAAGGTGCTGGTGCTATTGGCGTTTTGTTGTTGGCCTTACTCTTTATCATCTGAGGTAATAAACGGGTCTACCGACAACGTCACCTCAAGTGCTTATACGTGGGTTATGCAGAATATCCTACCCGCACAGACTGGGCTAACGATTGAAGGTATATACCACAAGTATACAATAACTAAAGACGCTAACGCAGATGCAATTGTATCTATTACGAATGAGAACATAAATGGTACTGATTATATATACGAGTATAACGATAACTGGAACCAACTCCCCTCTAATACAAAGTTTAAGTACGACCCTATAGCTTCTTCTCTTGGGTCATTGTGGGGCAAAGGTCAAATAAAGATAATAGGGGATGGTACACTAAGCGATGTTAACATTAGATATCAATATAAGTTTGATACGTGCTTTATACCTCTTAGTGACCCTTCCTGTCCAGATTTTAAAAATGCTCTATACCAATACTTGATGGATAACGGTTTATTAAATAACGAACCTACTGTTGATGACCCGTATTACAGCGAGTGGCTAAAGTTTCAATTAGAACAAAGGGCGGAAGAAGAAGAACTAGAAGCCCCTAAAGAAGAAGAGCAGGAAGAAGAACAAGAAGAAAAACTAACTATGCAGGACTTATTTTCTGTAGATAGTTTAATGAAAAGTCTTTCCGACCCCCTTGAACAAGTAAAGATGCTACAAGAGATGGCCTCACTAGAAAAACTTGAAGGCTACTACACCGTAGAAATACAGGGCGGACATTATGAAGATACAGTAAAACTGGTAGATGGGTCTATTAAAGATAACTTTAGCGTTTTACGAAACCTAACACAAAGTAAAGTGCATGAAGAGATGATAAACATGCAGTATAATAAATAGGGGAAGATAACATGACTATTAAAACAATAACAGCGGTAGCACTCTTGTTGTCCACAAGTTCTGCTATGGCAGAAGAGAGTCCTATTAACGGTACTGTACAACCTAAGTGTTCTGTATATACGGAGACACAAGGTGTGTACGGACACCCTCTACCAGATAAGCTAAGTACTGCTACAGCAGACGGTGGCGTTAGTACTACTATTAGATACGACATTGCACAGGCTGACTTTTATAAAGCACAGATAACACACCCTAATTCATTTAGCTCATCTCCTACATTAAATGATGCAGTTGCGTGGACAGGTAGTACGGTAGTAGGACAAGTTTCTGTTACTGAAATGTCCGCCTATGAAGCAGCAAAGGTTATATCACCTAGCAATGTAACTACATTTGATATGACCCTTGCAGGAAGTACTTGGTTCACAGTTAGTTCAACAGCTATTTATGGCTACAATAAGTCTTTACCTGCGGGTTCTTACACAGCGATAATTCAAGCTGATTGTATAGCTAAATAAACCTGTTATGAAAGTGTGTTTAATTTTTGTACTGTGTCTGTTAGGTTTTCCTGGCAACGCACATGAGATGACACCAGCCTACCCAGTATTAGATTCTTCTTATATTGGTGGTGTTGCCGTAGCAAAGATGAAGTTGTTTAATAGAAGAGAAGATATAAAATACTATCAGATTGATGTGTTTACAGAAGACTGGAAGCCCGTTAGTTTTGCTACAACAGATAGAGTGTTAAAAGTTGGTTATAATAAAAATAAATTGTTTAATGTCTATATTCGTTTTGCAGATGTAAAAAGAGCAAGGTACATCTGTACTACCTCTAAAGTATTTAAGGGGGGCAATCAGGAAGCATTAGTATCCTCGATGATTTGTTCTAAAATAAAATAAATGAGAGCCGTATTAATAGTTTTGCTTCTCTTACTAGCAAATACAACATACGCAGACTCATCATCAAACTCTCTAAACTTATCTATGCCTACTAGTGGTGGCTCATATCAGTCAGATAAATTTAGGGCGGGGGAGTTGGACTGCTCTAATGCAATCGGCTCCGCAACCAGACTGGAATTTGGATTAACTTCTATTATTCAAGGTGCAGACTACCAAACGGAATCATCTAGAACAGGTGATATAGGACTTTTTGCTCGCATAACAATACCGCTAGGAAAACGTGTTAAGAGACGTATAGATTGTAGTAGACTTTACGACTTAGAACTACAAAAGAAACAATTAGAACTAATGAAACTACAACAAGAAATAAATAAGCTAAGAAGTTTATCATTTGAGAATTAAATATGGCTACTGAAGTAGAATACAAAGGAATAAAGATAGGCGGGAGTAAGCTCCTACTTTTGATTCCTCTATTGGGTACAATCATTGGTGGCCTGTGGGGCGGTTTTGAGGCGTATAATAGATATTTGCTGATGGAAAAAAAGATAAATAATTTTGTATCCCCCGATTTATCATTTATTACAAATCATATGGCTATGGTAGATGGTGAGCTAGCAATTATTGGTGAACAGTTTATTAGCCTTAAAGAAGCAGACCGCTTAGTTAACGAAATAATCAGCGAACAAGTAAATTCAATAAAGTCATCCGTAGCTAGTGTGTCATCGAGTGTACATGATGCTAAGATTGAGTTGCGGGAAGACTTAACTGGCATAGTATCAACTATAGATAAGCAAGAGCAACGTATGAAGGACGACCTTTTAGCTCTTGAAGGCGTAATAGATAATGTTGATCTTAGAGTAGACGATAAACTAGACTCTGTTAAAGCATCAATGGATCAACTGGAAGATCGCATAGAATTAGACATAGATGACGTTGAAACATCCATTAAAACCCAGAGCCAAGACATAAAAGGTACGATATCTCAAGTAGAAGCAGATATGGCGAAGCAAGAACAGCGCAATCGGCAGAACATTGAAGATGTAAGGGGTGTTATAAGCTCCTTTGAGATCCGTATGGATGCTAAAATAGATAGATTAGACGCTAAAATAGAAACTTTAGAGTTAAACTTAGACGATAAGATTAGAAAAGCTCTATTAAACCCATTGTCAGGAGATTAATATGTATTATTCCACTAAAAACCAAAAAGACTTCCGTTGTGTAGGCAGCGGACACTATGAAAAGTCCGATAATACTGCAGAACGCTTTGGAAGCAAAGATTTACGTGGCAATAATGGTATGCAAAAAGAAACAATTGACAACTTGACACAACCTGAAGATATGATGTATAGCATGATTATGATGCCACGGAGTTAAACATGGCTAAAGACTCAAGACTTGCTAGAGCAGGTGTGTCAGGCTTTAATAAAGCTAAAAGAACTCCGCAGCATCCTAAAAAGTCACACGTAGTAGTGGCTAAAGAGGGAAGTAGCATAAAAACTATACGTTTTGGTCAACAAGGCGTTACTGGAGATCGTAAAACAACACCCAGGAGTAAGTCTTTTAAAGCACGGCACGGAAAAAATATAGCTAAAGGAAAAATGAGTGCTGCATACTGGGCAAATAAGGAGAAGTGGTGAATGTGGACACCTATTGTGCTATTATGTCTAACAACAAACTTAACGGACTGTCTCGCTATCGGTGGTCCAGCGGCAGCAAGCAAAGAAGCCTGTATGGAGTCGGCCCAAGAAGTTGGGATACCTTACTTAAATAAAAAGTATCCCAACAAAGTAGTTCGAAGCTACAGATGTATAACCTGGAGTACAGACTTATAATGGCCCCACGTAATTATAAAAAAGAAAATGCTAACTATAAAAGCAGACCAGAACAGATAGCTAAACGTGTTGCCCGTAATAAGGCTAGACGTATGGCTACAAAGGCGGGCCTAGTTAAAAAAGGTGATGGTAAAGACGTAGACCATAAGAATGGCAATCCATTAGATAATAGAAAAAGCAACCTACGGGTGCAAAAAGCATCTACAAATAGATCGTTTCCAAGAAACAAAAAAGCAGGGAAGGCTTAATACAATGATGGGCATGAAGAAAAAAGATAAGAAGAGTATGTCGGGGTACATGGGTGGCGGCATGGCTAAAAAAGCTATGGGCTATAAAAAAGGTGGCATGGCTAAAGCTGGTGCATCTAATCCTCCAAATAGAAAAGCTAAAAAATAGTATGGCAAAAGGTGTACAACATTATTACAAGGACGGGAGAAAATATAATGGGACTACTCATAAAATGCCTGATGCTACCCTACACACTGGTAAAACTCATACTAGAGGTTCTAAGCCCGTGGTTCACTTTAAAGATCTTACGAAGACAGCTAAACAAAGAACTAAACGTGCCTAATTATATGGCAGGTAAAAAATATGATAAGGAATAACAATGGCTAGACAGCTAACAGACAATCAAATTAAATTCTTAGAAGTTCTGTTTGATGAAGCAGGGGGTAATCATGCGGTAGCAAAAAGATTAGCTGGCTACAGTGAGAAGACACCAACTAAATCTATAAGAGACTCTTTAAAGGACGAGATTCTAAGTGCTACTACAGACTATCTTGCACAGATTGCACCTAGAGCTGCTGTAGCTATGGCTAGTGCCTTAGATGATCCTACTGAGCTAGGCATACGAGATAAGATGGCAGCGGCTAGAGATCTATTAGACAGGGGTGGCTTCGGTAAAGTAGATCGTGTTGATGTAAGTTCTTCTGGCGGAGGGGTATTTATATTACCCGCAAAAGAAGGTAAGAACGAATAGTTGAAAGAGACTTAGGTTATTGGGAACTTCCAAAGCCGCGCAGAGGCCAAGAGAGAAATTGGCACACAATAGCACGAGTATCCTTACTACAAGTTCCTTTTGGGTATGAAGTTAATCCTACTAATGAAAGATTGCTAGAGCCTATAGCACACGAACTTAATGCATTAGAGCTTGCCAAACAGCACATCAAACAGTATAGTATAAGGGACGTAGCGCAGTGGCTAACAAAACAAACAGGGAGAAGTATCTCCCATATGGGTTTAAAGAAAAGATTAAGCATTGAGCGAAAACGTAAGAAAGCAGTTATTATTAAACGGAGACTTGCCCAACGTCTCCAAGAAACGCTACAAGAGATCGAAAAGCTCGAAAACGGTAGAGTTG